ATCGCATACAATAAAAACGATCTGCGTGATATTTACAAAGCATTCAAACTTATGGACGACCAAGCAACAGAGGAAGCAAGAAGTCAATCTGCTGCTTTGGCGTATTTTGCATCAGAGGAAATTAAACAGGCAGCTAGGACTAGAACAAAGGCTGGCAAGGTTGCGGAAAGAGTCGCAGACGGCGTTAGCATCTCTAAATCAAGCAAAATCGGTGAGTTCCGTTATGGTTTCGCACGACAGAAATTTTCAGGTGGTGCTACTACGCAAACGCTTTGGGGCGGTATTGAGTTTGGATCAAACAGGTTTAAGCAGTTCCCAGCCTTTTCGGGCAGAAATCCTGGTGGTGGTAGTAGGGGATGGTTTATCTACCCAACCCTTCGCAGAATTCAGCCTGAATTGATTAATAAATGGGAACAGGCTTTTGATCGCATTATTAAGGAATGGGTCTGATGGCAAGAGATACTCGCACACTTAAATTATCCATCCTTGCTGATGTTGATGATCTAAAAAAGAAATTAGGCGAAGCTGACAAAGCCGTTGAAAGTAATTCAAGCAAGATTGCAGATTTTGGAAAAAAGGCTGCTGCTGCATTTGCGGTCGCTGCTGCTGCTGCCGTTGCCTATGGCACTAAATTAGCCATTGATGGGGTCAAGGCTGCGATAGAGGATGAACAAGCACAACTTAGATTAGCGAATGCGTTAAAGAGTGCCACAGGGGCAACTGATGACCAGATAAAGGCTACTGAGGCATACATCCTCAAGACCTCACTTGCAACCGGTGTTGCTGACGATCAACTCAGACCAGCCATGCAGAGATTGGCAGTATCTACAAAATCAACTGAGGAAGCACAAAAGTTATTAAACCTTGCATTAGATATTGCAAAGGGTCGTGGAATTGAATTAGAAACTGTTGCAAACGCTTTGGGTCGTGCTCAAGATGGCAACACCACAGCTCTCGGCAGATTAGGTCTTGGACTATCTAAGGCAGAGTTATCAACCTTATCTTTTACTGAAGTTCAAAACAAACTATCTGAACTTTATGGTGGAGCAGCAGCTACAAATGCAGAAACATTTCAAGGAAAGATTGATCGATTAAAAGTTGGATTTGATGAGGCAAAGGAAAGTCTTGGAGTTGCTTTATTACCAGAGGTTGAGAAGTTTATTGGTTTCTTAAATGAAACTGGTATTCCAGCCCTCAATGCATTTATTGCAGGATTAACTGGCGATGAAGGTTTGACTAATTCTTTAACCGAAAGCCAAAAAGGTGCTGAATCATTTGGTAAAGCGATTTCTGCGGTTGCTGGGATCATTTCAGGATTTATCACATTTGTAAGAGAAGCAATTGGTTTATTAGTTGAGTTTGCAAACCAAGCGATCAGAGTTGTAAATCTAATTAAACCCGGAGCAGATATTGGATATATTCCAAATCCATCAAAGACTGGTTCAATGCTTGGACAAACCCCATCAGTTCCAAATTCCAATTTTACTTATGGCGCAGGAAATCCTGCAATAATAAATAACATTTCAGTTCAATCAATTGATAGTGAAGGTGCTGCAAGAGCCGTAGCAAAGGTATTAAATCTTAGTTCATCAAGATCAGTTCCACAGCTGTATAACAGCGGTATCAGAGGCGATTAATGACAGTCTGGACACCCGACTGGAAACTAACTGTTGATGGCGTAGATTATGAAAACATTACAGTTTCAGATGTAGCACACCAAGCCGGTCGAGATGATATTTACACTCAACCAAATCCATCTTATTTGCAGGTAGAGGTTTTAGCCCTATCTGGTCAAACTTTGCCTTTTGAAATTAACAATGGTTTAACTTTACAAGTTAAAAACAGCGCAGGAACTTTCGTTCCTTTATTTGGTGGCAACATTTCAGATATAACTGTTGAGGTTAGAAATACTGGATCAATTGCAACTGTGGTGAGTTATACCTTATTGTCATTGGGATCATTAGTTAAACTTGCCAAAGAAGTTTATAACGACACTTTATCTCAAGATTATGATGGCGACCAGATATTTACTTTGCTTTCCTATTCTTTGTCAAACACATGGAATGAAGTTGCAGCAGCTTTAACTTGGGCTGATTACACACCAACAACAACTTGGGCAAATGCTGAAAACATTGGGTTGGGTGAAGTAGATCGCCCAGGGTTATATGAAATGGAAGCAAGAGCAAATACGCCTGATACTGTTTATAACATTGCATCAGTTATTGCTAATAGTGGTCTTGGTTATTTGTATGAGGACAATCAAGGAAACATTGGTTATGCTGATGCAGACCACAGACAAACTTATTTGGCAACAAATGGATATACGGAAATTTCAGCCAATGCAGCTTTAGGATCTGGGTTGAGGGCTGCGACGAAAGCAGCGGATATTCGAAACGATATTTATATTAATTATGGCAACAATTTCGGATCTCAAAAAACAGCTACAAGCCTTACTTCTATTGCTCTTTATGGATACAAGTCAGAAACTATCAATTCAACAATTCATGATGCCACAAATGCTCAAGAGGTAGCAGATCGATATATCACCCTTAGAGCCACTCCATATCCTTTATTTGACAGCATAACTTTTCCAATTACAAACCCAGAGTTAGACGATTCCGACCGAGATGCTTTACTTGGGATCTTTGTCGGTCAGCCAATACACATCACAGATTTACCCAGCCAAATCCAAAATGGCAGTTTTGAAGGGTATGTTGAGGGCTGGAAATGGAGCACTCGATTTAACGAATTATTCCTGACAATAAATCTATCACCAGTCAATTTTAGTCAGGTTGCAATGAGGTGGAATACTGTGCCTGTTGGGGAGGCTTGGAACACGATATCCGCTACAATAGACTGGGCAAATGCAGATATAATCGCATAAAGGAGAAAAATGGCAAATACTACTTCGTTTGGATGGGAAACCCCCGACAATACAGATTTGGTTAAAGATGGGGCTTTGGCTATCCGCACACTTGGTGAAGCCATTGATACATCATTTAAGGGCGTAGCAATTAACGCTCAAACAGTTGCATCTTATACAGCTGTATTGGCTGATGGATTGAATAAAATTATAACTATGGATTATGCAACGGCAAATGATTTCAAAATTCCAACTGATGCTTCAGTTGCATTTCCAACTGGCACAGTATTAAATCTTTATTGTAAAGGTGCAGGAACTACAACAATTTCTGCTGTAACTTCAGGAACAACAACTATTGCATCCGCTGGTGCGACAGCAACCGCACCAACTCTTGCAACTAAAAAAGCAGCAAGTTGTATAAAAATTGCAGCAAACTCTTGGATAGTGGTCGGCGCAATTGCCTAGTTTAATTTTAGGAATGCTCACTGGCACAGGTGTTGCACCAACAGTTAATTTAACTGCATTAATAGTTGCGGCTGGTGCGGGTGGAGGATTTGACGAATCTGGTGGCGGGGGTGCGGGTGGATTATTAGAAGGAACAATTTCTAGTCTTGCATTGAATACTGATTTTGCATTAAGTATTGGTGCAGGTGGTGCTGGCGGAAGTGCCGGAGTGCGTAATGGATCAAATGGAAATAACACAACAGGATTTTCCGCAACTGCAATTGGCGGTGGTGGAGGAGCAGGAAATGGATCTGGAACTGGCGGACAAAATGGTGGATCGGGCGGAGGAGCAGGAACTGTTCCGGCAGGTCGCACAGCTGGATCTGCCACTCAAGGAAACTCTGGTGGATTAACTGGTTATGGTTTTGCTGGTGGCATAGCAACAACAACTGAAAGATCAGGTGGTGGTGGAGGCGGTGCAGGAAGTGTTGGAACTGCGGGAACTTCATCATCTGGAAATGTTGGTATAGGTGGCTCTGGCAGAACCAATTCAATAAGTGGAGCATCTATTATTTATGCAGGGGGTGGCGGTGGAACATCTGGAAATTCAACAACTATAACTACCGGTGGAACTGGTGGCGGTGGAAACGGAGCATCTAGTAATACAGCTGCGACTGCTGGTCAGGCAAATCGTGGATCTGGCGGTGGTGCGGGTTGTGCGTTTGGAACTCAAGAAGGCGCAAATGGCGGGTCAGGAGTTATTATTTTGAAATATTCAGATGCATTTACAATTACAATTGGTGCTGGTTTAACTGGTTCAACTTCAACAAGTGGCTCTGATAAAATTACTACAATCACAGCCGGCGCAGGAAATGTGAGTTGGGCATAATGGCACATTACGCATTTTTAGATGATAACAATGTTGTTGTCGAAGTAATAGTTGGCATTCATGAAACCGAGTTAATAGAAGGTTTAGATACTGAAACTTGGTATGGAAATTTTAAAGGTAAAGTTTGCAAAAGAACTTCATATAACAATAATTATAGGTTTAATTATGCAGGAATCGGGTATATTTATGATGCAGTTTTAGATGCCTTTTATGCGCCTCAATGTCATAATGAGGCAATTCTAAATGTTGATTGCAAATGGGATTGTGATAATGCAGAACATGAAGCCTTTTCTATCTAAAGCAGCTGTTCAATTAAGGGAACAAATTGATGACTGCTTTCCTGATAGATCTAGAAAATCAGATGGTTGGATTGCTTCAGCACAACATCAAATGAGATCTAAAGTGTCGGATCATAACGCTCTGCCATCGGGCGAAGTTTGTGCCGTTGACATAACAGCTGATCTAGGTCAAGCCGAAGGCATCTCTGCCTACCTTGCCGATCAAATCCGAATTGCTGGCAAAACAGATAAGCGGATCAAATATGTTATTCACAATCATCATATTGCCAGCAAACTATTAAATTGGCGTTGGCGTAGATACAAAGGCATCAATCCTCATACTAAGCATATTCATATTTCATTCCACCCAAAACAATCAGGAGAGTTCTTTAACATCCCACTACTAGGAGGCAACGCATGAAACTATCAAACAAACACAAAGCCGCAATCAAGTCATATTTGAGAGCTGTGGCTGCTTCCGGCATTACTGTCCTTTTGGCAATTGTGGCTGACATTCGACCAGAGTTTGCAATCTTGGCTGGTGCGTTAGTTGCACCTATTGTAAAAGCATTAGATCCAAAGTCCGGTAAAGAAGCTGATTATGGAATCAATGCGAAATGACAGCCAACGAATGGGTTGGTATCGCCGTTGGCGTATCCGCCATATCAACAAGTTTGTTAGTGGGTCTGCGCTGGGTTATTAAATCTTATTTGAATGAGTTAAAACCAAACGGGGGGTCATCAATCAAAGATCAAATCAATCGACTTGAACAGCGTGTCGATGATCTGTTTGTTTTAATCTCTAAGCGATAATTTTATTTATGGCGAACACTCGAAAACCTATCAAACGCAAAAAGATCAATCGTCGTGTCGTTCGCCAATCTCCTGAACCATTAACAAAGATAGATCAGCATTACACCGCATTGCATGAATGTTATAAAGCAGCTCGTAAAGCAGGATTTACACCAGAACACGCATTTTGGTTAATGACCGAGCATAAGACTTTCCCTGATTGGATCGTAGGCGACGGCGGGATTATTCCTTCCATAGATCCAACTGATGATGAGGATAACGATTAAAGCCAATCGTAGGTATTTGATAACACCAGATTTGCAAATTCCACTACATCACCCACAAGCTGTAAAGAACCTCATTCGCATGAGCAAGCATGAGAAGTTTGATTATGTATTAAATGTTGGTGATGAGCTGGATATGACTTCGCAGAGCCGTTGGGTAAAACATACAAAACTAGAATTTGCTGAAACTCTTGATGAGGAAAGAACCATTGCTCAAAACATTCTTTACGATTTAGGCACAACAGATATCATAAGATCAAACCATACGGATCGATTATTTACGACCTTGCTTAAAGGTGCTCCATCATTGCTTGGATTACCTGAATTAGTTTATGAAAAATTTATGAACTATTCGGATCTTGGCATTCGTTTCCATAAGAGGGCTTATGAATTTGAAAAGGGCTGGTATCTCGCTCATGGCGATGAAGGGGTTATGTCCAAGCACGCTGGTATAACTGCCCTTAATCTGGCTAAAAAGTGGGGTAATAGCGTAGTTTGTGGGCATACCCATAGGCAGGGTGCTACTCGACACCAAACTGGCTTAAACGGGCGTTATTCAACGATTTGGGGCATTGAAGCAGGACATCTTATGGACATGAAAAACAAAGCCTCTTATCTAAAATATGCATCAGCCGATTGGAATATGGGATTTGTCGTGCTTAGTTTTGGCAAGAAAGGCATGAGCGTAGAAGTTGTGCCGGTCAATCATGATGGTTCATTCAGCTACAATAAGCGTTCTTATGGGTCGTGAAACAGAATATATCGAACGCACGATTGATACTCATATCGATGAATTTGAGGATCTTGGCGTTATCTAATCGTTATAAAACACGCCGAAAGTAATTAACCGCCTGTCCTTGATCTAGGTCATACTTTATGCATCCACAAGAGCTGTGGAAATGTAAGGGAGCAACATGACCGCAAAAGATGACATGCTACAACTGGCTTGGATATTTATGGGCTTGGGTATAGGCGCATGGATTATTCACGAAATCAAAGACACCGCATTCCAAAATGGATATTGGAAAGGTCGGGCGCATGGCTGGGATTCGCACCGCCGATTGATGAACACCAAAACAAAGTCTGATGAAGTATTTGACTATGACAAAAACTGAGCAATTACTCGATGATGTCATTACTACGATCCAGCAGCGTGGAAGTGTCTATGGACATCCATACTATAACCACAAACGAATTGCAGGTCTTTGGTCTGCATATCTCGATTTCCCAATCACACCACACCAAGCTGCATTGTGCATGGCACTTGTCAAGGTTTCTCGGCTTAGTGAAACCTCAGATCATTACGACAGTATCAAAGACTTCATTGCCTATGGGGCTGTATATAACACAGTCCTTGAAGCGGTCAAGGATGACCAATTTGAGTGGGGAGATAAGTAATGGCATTTAATCTTGAGGATTATGAGGATGTGGCAACTTTGAACAAATGGTTTATTGCCAATTATCCAATGGGTCGATCTGATATATCAGTTATTAGCCATGATCCTGAAAAGGGTTATATCTTGGTGCAAGCAACTTTGTGGCGAGATGCAGCTGATCCAGCACCGGCAGTTAGCAACATTGCATTTGGATCAAGGGAAACATATATGGCTAATATGAAAAAATGGTATGTCGAGGATACTGCCAGCAGTAGTTTGGGAAGGGCAATAATAATTCTTAAAGGCTCAAACAAGACTGCTACAAAAGACAGCATGGAAACAGTTAAGGCA